AAATGGAGGTAATAAACTATGTTTACAGAATTAATGGATATTATAGCATGTAAAAATGCAATAACACCTGTAGCATCTACAACAACAGCTACAATTACAGGTAATGAAATTGATAGGCTTGGTTATGAAACAGGTGTTGCATACATTTTGACAAGTGCAGCAGACAATGTTGGAACAGCAACATACACTGTTTATGAATGTGATACTTCTGGAGGGTCTTTTTCAGCAACATCTACAACAGGGACAATATCTCTTGTAACTACTACAGCTACAGCGACAGAAGTGAGGCTGGATTTAAGAGGTCTAAAGAGATATATTAAACTTGTGGTAAATCCTCCTGGAGCTACTGTAACAGTAGCAGGTGCAGTTGTTCTTGGTGGTGCTCCTTCTTATCCTGTTTAACAAGTTCTTATCAAGAAGTCTCCATCTCAGGTCTACGAGTCATCACAGGATGAAGCAGGAAGCCACCACTTCTTAAGTGGTTGGTAGTTCACTGGTTAGGAGTTTATATGCACAGCCCCATTGATTTTAAAATTTTTTAATTTTAAGGGGCTGTGCTTCTCTCTAATTGGAGGTTTTAATGAGCAAGAAAAAGAAAAAGAAAAAAAGTAAAAAACTTGAGATAAATAACAGGGCTATAACATCAAGTAAGAAAGTTAAAACAAGGAAATAATAGATGTTTAATAACTATATTTTGTTAACAACAAAAACAGTTGTTAAATCATTGCTTGAGATTCCTTCTACTGAAACTATAAATGATTCTCTCCTTGATGTGTTTATAGCCTTTAACTCAAACAGGATTGAAACATTTTTAAACAGGAATCTCTTGAAAAAGGAAAGAACTGAATATTTTTCTTCAGGTAGGAGGCTGTTTTATGTATCTGCTTTTCCAATAGATTCAACAGCTACTTTAACAGTATCTTATTCTGATTCTGCTTTAACTGAAAATGAAGACTATTATGTATGGTATGATGAAGGTGTTATAGAATTTTTTACAGAATTTACAGAAACAAGACCTAAAGAAGTGAGTATTACTTATACAGGCGGTTTCTCTTCTTTAGAAACATTAACTGTTACAGGTTTTGCTACTGTGTTTGATGTTGTAGGAGTACCTCCTATAATATCAATAGCCTGTGCAAGACAGACTGCTTTTGATTTTATGAGAAGAAGAGATACTGGGATTGTGTCATTGAATACAAGAGATGGTTCTTTTTCCACACTGTTTGTAGATTTGTTGCCAGATGTTAAACAGGCATTACTGCCTTTTAGAAGAACACCTGTAGGAAGATAGATGATTGAGCTCTCATTTCAATCTATTGAAGAACTTGATAAAACTGAACAGAGAATTAGAAGAATAATAAATGATATTAAGAAACATGTAAAAGAACAAATTGAAACAGAAGTAAGAAAAGAAGTTCTTGGGAATGTAAGAAATTATATCTATAGTGAAGTAGTTAAGAGAACTGGTATGTTAGGAAGGTCTTTTGTAGTTAGAAATAAAGTAGAAGAAGACGATAGTTTTTATGTATCTGTTGCTTTTAACAAAGAAAAAGCTCCTCATGTTGAAACACATATAGGCGATGAAAGTATTACAATAGTTCCTACTGAAGGACATAAATGGCTGACAATACCTGTTGGCAGAATTGCCGATGTTTATTATAATAAATTACCATATTCAAGACCAAGGGTTGCTGATTTTGAAGGAATTAAAGTAGCACGAACAAGAAGTGGACCTGTTTGGTATTTAGGTAAGCGTAATAAAGATGGTAGTATTGGTGATGCTTTGTTTGTGGGAAAAAGTTCTGTTACAATAAGACAGAGAGTGTCATTAAGAAGAATTGATGAAATTATTTATAACAGTCTTCTTTCTTCTGCTAATTTGGAAGCAGTTAATATTGGAGAGTAAATGGCAGACACTTTAAGAAAGACAATATTAGAACAGTTTTATAAAACAATTAGTGATGCTAATTATTTTAGCTATGTAAAAGATTCAAGACTATTACCACAAAATTTTGGTTTAGCACATTTACCTGCTTGTTTTATTTATGTAGAAAATGAAAATAAAATTTTAGGAGGGAATGAAGCAGTAATTGGAAAAGAAACTTGGGAATTAAACATAGTTACTGAAATGTTTGCAAGAGAGTCTGATATAGATACTACCATAAATACAACCCATAAGGCTATTATGAGTGATAATACATTGCAAACTATGATTGGTTTACTTGATGCTATTAGTATTGAATACTATGCTTTTGTTGCTGAAAGAGATATAATAGGAGTAGCAATTACTTGGAGAATGTTATATAGACACAAATATGGTGATATGACTTCTGATTAAAGGAGGGTTTTAGTGAAACTAAAATACACAGGAAATATAGATGGTCTTTATATAAATGGTTTAGGCAAACTTTTTAAAGATACAGTTGTTGAAGTTAGTGAAGATGTTGCTGAAAATCTCTTAAAAAGAGATTATTTTGAAATTGTGGAAGAAGTTGCTGAGACTGAATTTGTTACTGAAGAAGAATTTGAATCAGTAAAGAAAAGAAAAAATAGATAGGAGGAAAACATGGCACAAGCAAGAGGAGCAAAAGCACAATTATCTTGTGCATCAGAATCAACTTTTAAAACATTAGGAACATTAAACCCGCAGGTAATACCTATTGTATCTGAATCCATAAAAGCATCAAGAGATTTAGTATCTTCAGCTATAATAAGGGGTAATAGAAATCCTTATCAGCCTGTTCTTGGACAGAAGGAAATTTCAGGAGACATTACCACAAACTTATCTCCTTATCTTGGTAAACTTTTCTATCATCTGTTGGGAGGAAAAGCGTCTACAGGAACTACAATACCTTATACTCATACATTGACAGTATCTGATTTGCCTACGGGGCTTACAATTCAGAAAGCATTTTCAGATGTAGGTCAATATTTTGTTTATAAAGGCTGTAAGATTAACAGTATGAAAATAACTGCAAGACCGACTGGTTTTGTTGAAACCACCTTCAGCATAATGGGGGCTGACATGGCTTTGTATACATCAAGCCAAATTACAGCACCTACTGATTATACCCAATCAAATGTGGGCGGTTCTTTTACTGGCTATACAATTTCTCTTAATGAAGGTGGTTCTTCTTTAGGAATTGGGACAGAAGTAGACCTGACTATCGAAAACAATCTTGATGGTAGTGTTTTTGTTATCAATGGGACAGGGACAAGATATTCAATTCCAGAAGGACTTGTTAAAGTATCAGGGACATTAAGAGCTTTATTTGAAAGTGAGACTTTACTTAACAAAGCAATAAACGGAACAGAATCAAGTCTTGCGTTAACATTTCAGCATGGAACAGGGGCTGGGGCAGCAAATAATGAAAAACTGATAATAACTGTTGATGAATTAATATACAAACCTCAAGACCCTGTTATTTCTGGACCTGCTGGAATAATGTTAGAATTAGCTTTCGAAGGCTATTTCCAGAATGGTTCAAGTTCTTCTGCTGTTTCATTTACACTTGTTAATACTCAAACTGGTAACGATTTACTCTAACCTAAATTTCTAAAAATCAGGGGCAGGTTATCATAACCTGTCCCTAACAATAATTCTAAAAAGTCTTTTAAGTTCTGCTACTATAAGACAGAACTGTTTTCAAATAAAAAGGAGGATTCTTCATGGAGAAAGATGTATTTACAGTTGCAGGTAAAAATTATGTTATAAAACCTTTAGTTCTTGGTCAAATTAAACAAATTTCTAATCTTGTAAAAGGTCTGGAATTACCAACAGAAATAGACGTTGCTTCTATAATGGATATTCTTGGGAACAAGTTACCAGAATTTGTAGCCATTGTTCTTGTGGAAGAAGGTAAAAAACCATCTGATAAAAATTTGGAAGAACTTACAAGAGAAATTGAGGATAATTTCAGTCTTGATGAAGCATTGGGGGTGGTAGAGCATTTTTTCGACATAACCCCAATATCATCTCCAGCAGAAAAGATAAAGAACATAGTAGAAAAGATAATGAAGAATCAGACTGGATAGAAGAATTGTGTATAATACTTTCTGACGGTGATATTACAAAAAGAGATAATATTTTGTGGAATTATACATTACAAGAAATACAACCTTATGTAAAGCATTCTGTTAGAAAAATTTTATTTAGAGAAGCAGTTTTGAGTTTTTTAGGTGTTAAAGATTTAGAAGAAACTGATAATGAATACTGTATTGCCTGTAAGAAATCAAGAGGGGTAACTATTGATGAAGAAGATGACTTGTGTAAGACCTGTAATAAAGAGATAAAGATAGAAAACAGATTTAATAAGGAACAATAATATGGCAAACGAAAAAGAAACAGGTATTCATTTTAAAATAAAAACAACAGGTGCTGAAAAAGCACTAAAAGAAATAGACTCTTTAAGAGAAGAACTTAAAGAACTTTTGAAAACTGCTAAAAAATTAGCAGAAGCTGAAGGTCTTGAGAAGTATTTTGCAGAATTAGATAAAATTGTAGCTAAAAGCGTAGCTAAAATTAATGAAGGTTTTGACAAAGTAGTAGCTGGTGGTCTTTCAAAAGAAATAGATACTTCTAATTTTAAGAAATCATTTGAGTCTTTAAAAAATCAAGTAAAGGAATTTATTGAAATAATTCCAGAATTAGGACTACGTGAAAAAGCAGGGATACTTTTAGACGCATTATTTGGAACCAAAGAAAAGGTTTTAGCAAAAGCTCCTGGTAGTCTTTTTAAAAAAGAACTTGATTCAATTGCTAAAGCAAGTGAAGAAAGTATAAATAGAATTAGGAGAGCGTTTGAAAGTGGTGGTTTAAGAATAGAAGATATTGATATTGCAAGTGCTGATTTAGAAAAACTTGAAGCAAGGCTTAAATCTGTTGAAAATTTAGAAGGACCCGTCAAAGCAGTTTCAGATAAGTTTTCAAAATTAAAAAGCGGCGTATCAAGTGTAACAGAAGCCACACCAGAATTAGGAAAAGTTTTTGATAGAGTTTTTTCTTCTATAGCTGCTAATACTGGTGCTTTTAAAAAAGCATTCGAAAGAGACTCTTTAGATAAACTTAAAGATACTCTAAGTTCTTTAAAAGAAAGAGCGTCTGATTTAACAAACACATTTAAAGATTTAACAAAAATAAATAAAACTGCCTTTGCTTTTACTGAAACTCTTTCTAACATTCCACAAACAATAAACATAGGAAATACAATAGAAAATACTAAAAAATTATTAGAAAGTTTTAAGACATCTTTAGCAGAATTTTCAACGATGGCTCTTTCATCTGACGCCTTTAAAAAGAAAAAAGAAGAACTATTAAAAATAACACCAGATATGTTTCCAACAACACCTAAAGATTTTGCTTCTATGGAAAAATGGGGCAAATTAACTCCTTTTGTTCTGAGTAAAGCATCAGATATAGAGAGAGCCAGGGAATTGTTAAACCTAACAAAAAATTGGATTGCGGAAAATAAGAAAATAGCAGACCCAGCCCTTGTTACAGCAATGCAGAAATTTAGAGATGGTTTGGATTTAGCTGCTCATGGTTTAAAACAGGGTCAAATTTCTATAAGAAATTTTGCCCTATCTACAAGATTACTAATAAATGAAATAAAAGATTTGATTATATGGCAAGCAAGATGGTATGCTACAAAAGCTATAGTGTTTTTTCCTGTTGAGGCTATGAGTAATGCGACAAGAGGATTTTTAGAATTTGAACAGAATCTTAAAAATGTTCAAGCTATTGGTGGTTTTACAACAAAGGAAATGGAAAAACTTAAAAATGTTATTTTTGATACAGGAAAATCTTTACCAATCTCTTTTAGTGATTCGTCAAAAGCAATGATGGATTTTGCACAGGCAGGTCTTGAAGCTAATGAAGTAGCCACACTATTTCCAATAGCTGCAAAAATGATACAACCAACAGCAGAAAAAATGGATGATGCTATAAAAGTTCTCGTTCCTGTTATGAAATCTTGGAGATTGGAAGCTGAAGACATGCCTGTCATTGCTAATCAGGTAGCATCAGCAATGGCTTTATCTATTTTAAAAGTAGCAGACCTTTCTACTGTATTTAACTATTTAGCATCAACAGCATCTTTGTCTAATTTATCAGTAAAAGAGACGATGACATTAGTTACAGCATTATCAAATGTTGGCGTAAAAGCATCTACTATAGGAACAGGTATAAGCAATGCCTTAACATTGTTTATAAGACAAGATGATAAATTCAGAGATGAATTAAGAAAAGCTGGTATTTCTATTGAACAGTTTAAAGCAAGTGCTGAAAAAGGACTGTATGATGTAATAAAATTATTTGCACAAAGTGATATTCCAATAGATGTTTTGTTTAGAGGAACTGAAAAAAGAACAGGAAGGGTTTTAGCTTCATTAGCCACACTTTCAAAAGAATTTGATAAAATTTATGAAAAAATTGGAGACCCGAGATATTTAAAAGAAGCTCCTGATATTTCAGCAAGTGGTCTTTTGAGTCAGTTCAAACTAATTGCTAATAGTATAGCAGAAGTTTTTTATAAGGTATTTGATGTTTTAGGAAATGCTATAAGACCTATACTTAAAGAAATAAATAACAATTTTAAAGAAACAACTACTTCAAGTGCTGTTTTAAGCAGTATACTAAAAGGCATTGGTGTAGCTCTTGGTTTACTGCTCCTTAATAATATTAGGGAAATTTTATCAGGTATTGGAAAAATGATTTTAAGTTTTGAGACAGTAAAAACTTTAGTTAACTCAATTAATCTGTCTTTAAATATTACTAATCTTAAATTCTTAGGTATAACAGCAGGTTTAAGTGGTTTGATTTTCCTGTATGAGTTATGGAAAAGAAAACAGATTGAAGTAGAAAAACAAGTAAATGAAATGAATAATGCTTTAAGACAAACACATGTTGAGATACAAGGAAAAGAAAAAGTAGAATATGATAAAGAAAGCATATTATCTCTTGCAAAAGATGCTAAACAAGCAGGGGATGCAATAGCAGAAATTGATGAAAAGTTTAAAAATCTGAAAAAAGCAGGTAAAGCATACACAGAATTACCTACTATTCCTGCTGAAGGTGCTGGAAATACTGTTCCTTTTTTAAGTGATGAGGCTTATAAATTAATGGAAGAAAGACAAAAGAAATTACGAGAATTCTTAAAAATTGCTGGAGAAATAATTGAAAAGACAAGAAAAAAAGGAGAGGAAGAAATAAAAATTCCTAAAGTTGAGGAGATAACACCTGAACAGCTTAAAGCATTAAGAAACTCTGTTAAGGCTATAACAAAAACAGAGGAAGAAAAATTAAACCTTTCTAAACAATACGGAGAAGAAACAGCAAGAGCTTCGTCACGTCATTTTAATACTTCACTTGAAACAGCAAATAGATTTCTTAGAAACAGTTTAAGATTATTTCAATTAGCAAAAGATGAAGAACTTGCCATTATGGAAAAAAGTTTTACAAAAGGTGAGATGAGAAGTATTGATTTCGCCAAAACCAGACACAGAATAACAAAAGAAATGTTAACAAAAGAATTAGAAGAAACAGAAAAATTCCTCAAAAAGTTTGAGAAAGGAGGGGAATTATACAAAAGTTATATAACAGATAGGGAAAATATTTTAAATAACACTAAAAATGAAAAAGAAAAGTATGATAGATTAGAAGAACTCGATAAAAATTTTAAATCATATAGAGAAGAAACTGAAATAAAAGCCAAAGAACTGAAAACAAAAATACTGGTAGAAGAACTAAAAGAAGAAATTGATAATATAAATGAAAGAAGAAAAATATTTGAACAGGACTTAGCTCACAGAACAGCTATGGATACTATATTTTTTGAAAATGAAGCTAATTTAAGAAAAGAAACTGTGAACAGAGAGATGGAACTTCTTGATTTTAGAAGAAGTGAGGGTTTAATCAAAGAAGATGAGTTTTTAAGAGAAAGAATAGAACTTCTGAAAAAGAACTATGAAATTGAAAAAGAGTTAGTTAATAAAAGAACTGATTTAATTATTGAAAGACTTAACAAGACTGCTGAAGAATATGGTCAAGAATCTGATAAGATGATAGAAGAAACAAAGAAAGGAATGGAGGAGATATACAAACTTAATACAGGTCTTAAAGAGTCTGCTGAAAAATTAAAAACTAACGTAGAAGCCATAACAGTAAAATTAACAAGAGAAATTCATAATGTTTTTAGGACAGGAGGTGCTCTTGGTGTTATTTCTTTAAGTTTTAAAAAAATTGCTACAGAATATAATGATATGGCACAAAATATTTATGATGCAACACAAAATATTGCAAAAGGAATGGAAAATGCCTTTATGGATTTCTTTGATTTTACATCTCAGGGATTTTTAGATTTTAAAAAATTAGTTACCTCTATCTTAACAGATATTTATAAAGAAGCAGTAAGAGCTATGATTGTTAGACCTCTTGTTGGGGGGATAATGAATTTTGCTGCTGGGTTTTTTGAAAGTAATTTAGTAACATCGCCTGGACATCATGCTGGAGGTGTTGTTGGCGAAACACCTACTTTTATAAGAACAGTTCCATTAGCAACATTTATTAATGCCCCACGAGCACATCTGGGTTTAAATACAGATGAAATTCCTATAATAGCACAGAAAGGTGAGACAATTCTACCGAGAGGGTTTAAACAACAGCCTCCTAATGTTATTATAAATATAGAAAATAAGACTGGGCAACCAATTCAAGCAAAACAAACTGGTGCTCAATTTGATGGCAAGAGTTGGGTTAGAAGTGTTATGTTAGAGTTAGCTGAAAAGGACTATATAGTAAGACAAAAATTTGGGGTGAGATAAAATGGCAACATTTCCTACACTTTCAGCAATACCAGTATTTCCTTTAGAAGAAGAAGAAGAAAATTCCACAATATCTTCTCCTTTTGAGGCTGGGTATGAGCAAACAAGACCAAGATTCACCAGAAGAAGAAAAACATGGAGAGTAAAATATTCATACATGACAGGAAGCGATAAATCAACTTTATCTACTTTTGTGAATACTGTTAGTGGAGGGGCTGATGCTTTTACATGGACTAATCCTACTGATAGTTCTTCTTATAATGTTAGGTTTGTGGAATTACCAAGATATAGTTGTGTTTTAAAAACAGAAACAGCCTCTTATTATGATGTAGAATTTACTATAAGAGAGGTTTAGTTGTGGATGCTCTTTTAGAAATAGAAAAAAATAAACTGTATTCAACTACAGCATGGTTAATATTGGCAGAAATAAGTATCCCAACTACTCCTGCATCTACGGCTTATCTTGTGAGAAATACAGAAGACATTGTATTTAATTCAAATACTTACACAGCATTTCCTTTTGAGTTAGACACAATGAAGCATGTCTCTAAAGGAGAGATACCTTCACTAACTTTAAGATTTGCAAATGCTGGTAGAGCTATTCAAGCATATTTAGAAGACTATGAGGGTCTTGTAGGGCAAACCGTTACATTAAGAATAGTGGCAAAACCAAGTGGAAGTGCTTCTTATTTAGAAGCAAGGTCTTGGACTTATGATATTTTAGAAACAACAGCGGATGCTAATTGGGTTTCCTTTACACTTGGTGCTCCTAATCCTTTAGTAAGAAGATTTCCTTTACATAGATATATAGCTAACCACTGCAACTGGAAATTTAAAAGTGTTGAATGTGGGTATAGTGGTTCAGCTACTTCTTGTGAAAGGACATTAGCTGCGTGTCAGGCAAAAAATAATAGCACAAGATTTGGTGGATTCCCTGGAATGGGAGGCGGGAACGTGAGGTTAGCATAATATGGGAGACTATATTAAATATCTTAGAATACCTTATCAAAAAAATGGTAGAGATTATTCTGGTGTTGATTGCTATGGTTTGGTTATGCTTGTTGCAAAAGAACAGGCTAATATAGATTTACCTGATATAAATAATGCTCCAGTAGAAGAATATTTAATAAATGATATAGTTAATGATTATAAAAATAAGTTTGTAAAAATAGATAAACCAGAGCCATTTTGTTTGGTGGCACTTTCTATTGTTCCGCCGTATACACACCACATTGGTTTAGTTTTGGAAGATTGTAAAAGATTTATACATATAAGGGAATCGCATACAGCACGAATTGATAGTCTTGATTCTAAATTATGGAAACCTATGATAAGAGGGTTTTATAAATATGCAGAATAAAATTGCTGTTAAAAAAATATTTAATCCATTTAACCCTATAAAAGAACAAGGGTTTGATTGGGTTGATTACAGAGGAGAAACCTTATTAGATTTAAGGAATCAATATTTCCCTACTGATATTGATGTTGTTGTTTCCTTAAATGGGGGAATTGTTCCTGTAGAAGAATTAGGAAATATTAGATTAAAAGAAGGAGATTTTGTCCTCTTTAAACCTTATATAGCAGGTGGAGGGGATGACTTATTACGAGTGGTTTCTATGCTTGCTCTGGTAGCTATTGCGATAGCAGTTCCTTATGCTTTAGGGATGTATACATTAACTGCGGCAGGAACTTTTGGCGGATTTACACTCTCAGGTTCTCTTTTATCTGCTGGAATTATGACTGTTGGTGGTTTCTTAATTAATACACTTCTACCCCCAACATTACCTGGTATAGATGATGCTTCTGGTTTTGACAATTCAAATGCCTATTCTTGGCACTCAGCAACTCAACAAAAACAAGGAATAGTTATACCAAAGATATATGGAATAACAAAAGTATATGGAAACATAATTTCTGTATACCAAGAAGTTATAAGTGATAAGAATTATATTAATGTTCTACTTGGTTTAGGTTATGGTCCTGTTGTAAGATTATATGATTATTATATTAATAATCAACCAGCGGGAAATTTTGATAATGTTGACATTCATACAAGATATGGTTTACTTAATCAGGAAATTATCCCAAATTTCAATAACACAAAGACACAATATACCACAAATGTAAAGTGTTTGTATAATGACCCTTATACTTATGAAACAACGGGAGATGCTTTTGATGGTTTAGAAGTAGACATTACATTTCCTCGTGGATTATTTTTCTATACCGATGAGGGTGCATTAAATCCAATGTCTGTTGATATACAAATATTAATAAAAAAACAGGGAGATAGTTATTGGATTCCTATAACACAACAAACACTTTCTACACCTACAACAGTAACAACAAGTTATTGGTCTAAAGGTAGATGGATTTATAATAATTATTGGGGGGTTGAATCGAATGAATGGGTGGAGATTGAAAAAGGCTCTACTAACCCCTCAGAACATTATGATGGTGAATATGCAGGTGTGGAATATTATAATGAGGCAGAATACAGTGGGTGTTACCCCCTCTTTTGGAGATGGGTAACTGGAAATATAACAAAGATTGTTGAAAAAGTAGTAGATTATGTCACAATAACAGATGCAAAAAATTCGAC